GGGGCGCCGGGGGCCCCCCCGCCCCCCGCCGTGGGGAGGCCGAGGCCGGGCGGCTGCCGGCGAGCGCCGGTGCCGGTCTCGAGCGACTGGATCAGGTCGAGGTCCTTGTGGACGTGCATCTCATCGGCCAGGTACCCATGCGGGTTCGTCCCCTGGAGCGTGTCCCCGACGCTGGCAACGGGCTTGATGACTGCACCGTCGGCCGCGCGAATGATCTTCGACTTCCAAGCTCGCACGCCGGCGTCGGCCATCTGCGGCGACGCGCCGACCGCAAGTGCGATCGGGTCGTATGCGAGACGAGCTTGGTCCTTCGAGCCGGCGGCGAGGAGCACCTGCGCGCCACCCTCGCCGTCGGCGAAGGCCAGGTAGACCATGATGGCGGCGCTCAGGGTGGTCTTTCCGTTCTTGCGGGGGACCTCCACCCAGGCGTCCCGGTACCACCGGACGGTCCTGCCGTCGGCGTCCTCGACCACCCACCCGAAGATCGGGGCCAGGACGTAGGCCACCTGCCACGGGGACGGCTCCAGCGGCTTGCCGGCCCATTCACCCTGTGTGTGCCGCAGCGCCCGCAGCGCGGCTATCACGCGGTCAACGCGAGCTGGGTCGAAGCGGGCGCCCTGCTCCTCGCCGGGCTCGGGGGTGCGCCACAGCGGCTTCGTCCACTCGGGGACCTCGTAGCCGCGGCTCTCGCAGTACCAGCGGACCTCAGGAGACAGCCCGTGGGCGCGTGCGCGGTCTGAAGTTGTAACGGCTGGCATGGGATCAGGCTAGACGGCGAACGGGTTGCCGGCCTTCGCCTTCACAGACTCCGGCGCGTCCATCGCTGCCCGGGCCACGAAGGTCAGACCCATCGTCTTGCACAGCCCCTCGATGACGCGGGCGTGAGTCGAGGCGATGGAGAATGCCGGGTTGGCGACCGGGGTGCCCTTCTCGCTGTAGAGGATCACGCCCTCCGAGCGGGCCGTCCCGACCGCGATTGTGTAGAGCTCGAGCTCCTGGACCAGGAGCGCCACCATCGTGGTGTCCGCGGCGGCCAGGAGGCCACTCGCGTGGAGCGAGCCCGTGATCTCGTCCCACAGGGGGTGCAGGTCCTCCCGCAGCGTCGAGGGCGGGGCGAGCCGGGCGGCATCGCGAGGAAGCGCGGCCGCGGTGTGCATCGTGGCCTTCTCCGGCACGGAGTCGTCCACGAGGCGGAGCCCGCGCGGCAAGCGGGCGTCGCTCACGCTCTGACCGGCTTTGCGGCTCATCGTCGGCTCCTCGGGGTGAATCGGTTGGTAAGTTTGTGTGCCCCCGATTTGTGAGCGGGGGCGGCTCGTCCGAGGGCGGTTAGACCTCGACCCATACCGCCCAGCGCTTCCCCCGTGGGTTCGTGCTTCGAGGTTCGATGTGGGCCTGCGCCCGGCGGCGAGACCAGCCTAGCACGCCTCGTGCCCGTGCGCAAGAGTCCCCGAATGCCAGGTTTTTGGCTCGGAATGACGGGCGCGCCGCCCTGGTGCTTTTCCGCTTTTTTGCGGTACGCCCCTCCGCCCTCGGCGCTTTTCGTTTCGTTTCGTCGTCGCTTCGTCGCGTTTCGACTTCAAAAATTTTTCGTTTCTGTTTTTCTTTCGCGAAACTTTTTCGTCGAAACTTTTTCGTCGAAACTTTTTCGTCGAAGCTTTTCGTCAAAGCTTTCGTCGATGAAAGCTCTTGACCTTGAAGGCTTTCGACATTGAAAGCTTCAAAGCCAAGTCAAGTCTCTTGGCAGTCTTGTCTTGAGTTTTGTTCTTCGCACTTTGTTGCTTCGCGCTTTTCGCATCGATGAAGCAATTGCTGTTTTGCGTTCATGATGCAAACGGCAGAGGGCCTGCACATTGCCTTCGTCGAGGAAGGCGCCGCCGTCAGCAATCTCCACGATGTGGTCCACGTCGGTGGCGGGGGCGGTGCAGCCCTGCCACTGGCAGACCGGGTGGGCATCAAGCACCCGGCCCCGAAGCGCGAGCCAAGGCCCACGATCTTGTGGGTGCTCGCTCAGCCAGCGAGAGTGCGCCGAAGCCGAACGAGTCGCGTGCTCTGGACAACGCGATCGGCCCGAAGGCGTCAAGCGCGAGCAACCCTCGAAGGTGCATCGCGTCGGTGGCATGGCTGGCGTCATGGCTCCAGCGTACATGCTCGGGGTGGGGGTGCGCAACTGTGGCCCCGGTCACGTGGCGCGCCGCCCCGATCCGTTGCGGGAGCCGGCCCCAGCACAACGTGGCCCAGGTCACAACTGCCCCGCGGGCGCACGCGTATAGTTCTCTCCCCCTTTTTCTTTACCCTTTCTTTACTCTCTCTCTCTCTCTCTATAAGAAAGAGGGTAGTAGTTAGTAGAAGGGGGGATTTTTTGGCGTGATTCCGCCGATTCGGGTCCTGCTGGGTTCGGGCTAGGAACGCCAAACCGCGCCGTTCCAGGCGTAACTCTTGGCGAACCGTCTGCCCGGCTAAATCACGACACCGTTATAACCCGTTAGGTGATATGGCCTGGCTCACGAGGGTTACGATTTGTTATGAAAATGGGCTAGGAGTTTCAGGGTTTTCGCCCGTTTTACCTAGCTTGCCTAGTAGAGCCCCGGGGTTTCAGCGCAAACTCTTGCTAGGTTCGCACCCCGCATGGTAGCGTGGCCGCGGCCCCCGATCGGGGGGCCACCAACCCACCAAAGGAGACAAAACGTGACCGCCACCACCATCCCGGTGTCCCTCGCGGCCCCCCTTGCGAGCGGCGACTACCACCTCAAGAGATGGACCCTGGACACCTTCACCGACCTCGCGGCCTCCGCGCCCGCCCTTGAGAAGGACCCGAAGTCCGTCCCCGGGGTGTTCGTGGGGACGCTGAAGGGGCCTCGCGCGACTGCCGAGAACGTCATCGAGCACACCGCCGTGGTGCTCGACCTCGACCAGGACGTGCCCCACGACGTGCCTGAGCGGCTCCGTCGGCTGGGGTGGGACTCCGTTGCCCACTCGACCGCATCTCACACCGCGGAGCGCCCTCGGCTCCGAGTCATCATCGCCATTGACCGCCCTGTTCACCCCGGCGCCTACCCGACCCTCGTGAAATGGGCGGCGGAAAAGCTTGGCGTAATTGTTGACCCCTCCGCCATGGCGGGGTGCCACCGCTTTTTCCTCCCCCACGTCATCCCCGGGTCGGATGCCGAGCTGTTCGGCGTCGAGGTTCACCGCATTAACGGCGACCCGATCAAGGTGGGCGATGTTCTTAACTCCGCTCCGATGTTCAGTCAGTCCCCCGCCGAGTCCGATGTGCCTAAGCCTCATATCCGCCGGGACCCTCTTCAGCTCCCCGGAGCGGCCGGCGCATTCAACCGGACCTATTCAATGGAGGAGGCCATCGAGGAGTTCCAGCTCCCCTACCGCCCTTGCGGGAACGGGTTCATTCACGTCGACTCCACTCAGACTCAGCCGGGCCTGACCCCGGTTAACGACGCCCGCACGCTGTGGTTCGACCACGCCGGCACCTCCCCTACCCATGGGCAGACCATGAGCGTGTTCGATCTCGTGGCCGAGTGGCGCCACGGGCTCCAGACCGGTCAGGCCCAGGACGATCAGGACAAGCCGCCGGCTGAGCGCCGCTCCCGGGCACTGATGGGTGTGGACGCCGCGCAGATTCCCGCCGTCGCTAAGGAGATGGCTGCGGCCACCTTCGACGAGGGGCCCCGGCCCGACGGCCCGTTGACCATCGAGGCGTGCGAGGCGGCCCTCAGCCCCCGCAACCCCAAGACGGGCAAGCGGGCACTTACCGACGCCAAGGACCGGCAGAAGCTCGTGGACCTCGATCCGATGCTTGCCTCCCGGGCGATCTCCGCGATGGGTCGCCGGCCGGGCTGGCGGGTGAAGCCGGAGTGGGCCAGTGAGTCCGAGCTGTTCGAGCAGGAGGCCCGGCGCCTGGGCCTGTACCCCGACCAGGATGAGGACGAGGCCGCGGTGCAGCAGTACCTAGGCAAGCACTACGGCGGGGACGTGCCGTCGATCTCCACGGTTCGCGAGCTCCTCAGCCTCTCTGCCTCTCAGCCG